GTACAACGCCATCGAGAACGCGATGGGGGCGCATGACGCGCCGATGTCGATCATCATCTCGACGCAGGCTCCGACTGATGGTGACCTGCTCTCGATCCTGATCGACGACGCGCTGACAGGGCGCGACGCTTCCATCGTCGTCAGCCTGTACACAGCAGACGAACTGCTCGACCCTTTCAGCGTCAAGGCCCTGCGACAGGCGAACCCTGCGCTGGGCGACTTCCTGAACCAGAAGGAAGTCAGGAAGCAGGCAGAGAACGCTCGCGCGCTGCCATCGCAAGAGACGCTGTTCAGGAACTACACGCTGAACCAGCGCGTCGACAGGTCGACGCCTTTCATCGCCAAGTCTGTCTGGCAGCGCAGCGGCGCAGCGCCTGCTGCAGACTGGTCGCAGGCAGAGGTCTTCTCTGGCCTCGATCTCGCTTCGACCAGCGACCTGACAGCGCACGTCGCCATCGCGCAGGTCGACGCTGGCCTGTGGGATGTGAAGCCTCGCTTCTGGTTGCCAGGCGCGAACCTTCGCGAAAAGTCGCGCGCTGATCGAGTGCCTTATGACCTGTGGAACGAGGCAGGATTCCTCGACACCACACCCGGCCTCGCTGTCGAGTACGAGTATGTCTCGAAGCAGCTGTACGCCTTCGACCAGACGCACAACTGGAAACGATGCGCCTTTGACAGATGGGCGATGAAGTACCTGCGCCCGTGGCTGGTGAAGGCAGGCTTCAGCGAGGCTCGCATCGACGAGCTGTTCGTCGAGTTCGGGCAAGGCTTCAGGTCGATGACGCCAGCCCTGCGCGACACTGAAGCAGTGCTGCTGGAGGGCAAGGCGCGTCACGGCAATCATCCAGTGCTGGCGATGTGTGCAGCGAACGCTGTCGTCACCACTGACCCTGCAGGAGGGCGCAAGTTGAACAAGGCGAAAAGCGCAGGGCGCATCGACGGTCTGGTGGCGATGGCGATGGCTTTCGGCGTCGCTCCAATCGACGCTGATCCGCCGCTCGACATTGATGCGTGGATCAAGGCAGTGGCAGCATGAGCAGGCCCGCCAGCGTTGGCGAGTATGTCGGCGCAGTGATGCGCGCGCTGATGCAGCTGCCAGTCGTCGCTCGTAAAGAGATTGTCCCCATCGGAGCGGGCGGCGACCTAGGCGGCTACTATGGCGCGTCGCGACAGGATGGCGTGAACTTCAGGACGAATCAGGTCACGCTGGCAGAGTATCAGGACAGCCACGCGACCAGCACTGGCGCAGCCCTGACCCTGTCTGCAGTCTGGGCCTGCGTGAACCTGCTGTCAGGAACCATCGCGAGCCTGCCTCTGATGGTCTACATCACGACAGCTGGCAGGCGCGTGGTGGCTGATCAGCATCCTCTCTTCTATCGCCTGCACGACAGGCCAAACCATGATCAGACTGCGCTCGACTTCTGGGACTTCGTCAGCGCCACCATCGAGCTGCGTGGCAACGGTTACAGCGAGATAATTCGCGCGCCTGGTAACGTGATCACGCTCGACGTTCCGATCCCGCCAGAGTTCGTCAAAGTGCAGCGCACAGCGACAGGCGAGCTGGAGTACACAGTCACGCGCGATGGAACCACGCGCAAGATTCCACAGGACAGGATGCTGCACATTCGCGGCTTCGGTGGCCACCCGCTAGGAGGCCTGTCGACGCTGACCTTCGCGCGTCGCACGTTCGCGTCTGCGATGGCTGTCGACAGCGCCAGCAGGTCGACCTTCAGCCAAGGCATCAGGACGAACGGCGCGTTCGTTTCAGAACATGCGCTGACGAAGGAGCAGATGACTGAAGTCGAGGAAGTGATTCAGGAAAAGTACACAGGCGCGATGAACGCAGGACGCCCGCTGATCCTGAACCACGGCATGAAGTTCGAAGGCATCACGATGAACCCTGAAGACGCGCAGATGCTGGAGTCTCGCGCGTTCAGTGTCGAAGAGATTTGTCGCTTCTTTGGCGTCCCTCCTTTCATGATTGGCCACACGCAGAAGTCGACCAGCTGGGGGACAGGGCTGGAGCAGCAAACGCTAGGCTTCCAGAAGTTCACGCTGCGTCGTCGACTGAAGCGGATCGAGATGGCGCTGGAGCAGCAGCTGCTGACGCCAGAAGATCGCATCAGGGGAGTCACAGTCGAGTTCAACATCGACGGGCTGCTGCGTGGCGACAGCGCCAGTCGCGCCGCCTCGTACAGCTCTGGAATCAGGAACGGATATTACACCATCAATGAAGTGCGAGCGTGGGAGAACCTGCCACCAGTCGAGGGTGGCGATGTCGCGCGAGTGCAGATGCAGAACACTCCAGTCGACCAGCCGCCAGCTGCTCCAGCTCCACCAGATGCGCCACCACAAAAGGATCAGGAAGATGCTGCTGCATAAAGACTTCAGCCTCGAAGTGAAGGCGCTCGACGCAGATGGCGAAGGCGTGATCGAAGGTTACGCTTCAGTCTTCGGCGGCGCGCCTGACCTAGTGGGTGACATCGTCGCGAAGGGCGCGTTCACTGACACGCTCGCGCTGCACGAAAAGGAAGGCACGATGCCGCTGATGCTGTGGGGCCATGACAGCTCGCAGCCACCGATCGGCAGCTGGAACGAGATCGCAGAAGATCGCAAGGGCCTGTGGGTCAAGGGCCAGCTCGATCTCGAAGACACGCTCGCGCAGCGCGTTCATCGCGCGCTGAAGCGCAAGGCCATGAAGGGCCTGTCGATTGGTTACGAAACGAAGGCCAGCGAGCCTGACGCCAAGCGACCAGGCGTTCGCATTTTGACATCTGTCGACCTGTGGGAAGCATCAATCGTGAACTTCCCTGCACAGCGTCGCGCTGCTGTCGACAACGTCAAGAGCCTTACATCAGCAGGGGCGCTGCCCTCGCTGTCAGAGTTCGAGGAGTTCCTGCGCGAGGCAGGCTTCGCGAAAAGCGTGGCTGTTGCCATCACTGGCAAGGGCCTCGCATCCCTGCTTCGGAGCGAGTCTGACAGGGCCGACGAACGCGCAGACTTCCTGCGCGCTCTGAAGGGCTGACGCCCAACCTGAACACCTGAAGGATTCCATCATGAACAAACTGACCCTCAGGGCCAGCGCCTCGTCGCTTGGCCCGATGACTGCGGCTGAATGTGCGACTGGTCGCTACATGCGCGCGCCTGATCATCAGGCCTCTGATGGCGCTGGTGATGACAAGTCTGTCGAAGACCTCGCGAAGGAGGTCAGGGCAGAGTTCGACAAGCGCCTCGACGAGCTGAAGGCCATCGCCACATCTGCCACTGAAAAGGCAGAGAAGGCAGAGAAGCTGACCGAGGAAGAGAAGGCGCGCGCTGACGACGCGCTGCTGCAGTTCAACATCGTTCGCGCTCGCGTCGACGAGGTCGAGCAGAAGCTGCAGCGTCGCGGCGTCGAGCAGAACGGAGCGCCACAGACTCCCGGCTATCAGTTCATCGAGAGCGAGGAAGTGAAGGCGTTCTGCGCGAACCCGCAATCAGGCAAGCGCGTCGGCGTCGAGGTCAAGGCGGTGATCAGTGGCGACAGCACTGACACCACTGGCGCAGCTGGCGATCTCGTCGTGCCGCAGCGTGGTGGCATCATCGCGCCACCAGAGCGTCGCATGACTGTGCGTGACCTGATCACGCCGGGACGCACGAACAGCAGCTCGATCCAGTACCCGCTGGAGACGCTGTACACGAACGCAGCTGCGACGGTGGCAGAGACTGGCCTCGTCACGAAGCCACAGAGCGACCTGAAGTTCGACATCAGGACAGCAGCTGTCACGACCATCGCGCACTGGGTGCTGGCAACGCGCCAGATTCTCGACGATGCGCCGATGCTGCAGAGCTACATCGACGGGCGTCTTCGCTATGGCCTGATGTACGCTGAAGAGCTGCAGCTGCTGCATGGTGACGGAACAGGGACGAACCTGAACGGCATCTACACGCAGGCTGCAGCGATGACCGATCCGGGCATCCTGCCATTGCCACAGAAGCTCGACGTGCTGCGCTTCGCAATGCTGCAGGCGAGCCTGGCGGAATATCCTGCGACAGGCGTCGTGCTGCATCCAACCGACTGGGCAGGCATCGAGCTGACGAAGGACAGTCAGGGTCGCTACATCATTGGCGATCCGAAGAGCGACGCGCCTTCGCGCATCTGGGGCCTGCCAGTGGTGGCCACGCAGGCGATG